ACTGCAAGATCCTGAGGATACCTAAGGTCGACCACTCCGGTGTGACTCTGCTCTCTTCTTTGAAGGTCTGATATCGCCATAGGAGATAAATAACTCGATGTAAACTAATAGTACTCGGTTATTTATATGGCTTACCGTGGTAAATTCACACCAAAACATCCGGAGAAGTATATCGGTGACGTTAAGAATATCGTCTATCGATCACTCTGGGAGAGAAATACCTTTCGTTGGATAGACACAAGTACATCGATTCAATACTGGGTATCAGAGGAATGCGTGATACCCTATGTCTGTGAGACTGACAACAAGGTTCATCGATACTATATGGATCTTTGGTTTCAGACAGTCAAGGGAGACACGTACATCGTTGAGATCAAACCTAAGGGTCAGACTCAACCTCCTAAGACGCCTAAGCGCAAGACGCGTCGATACATTAAGGAATCGCTTACATACGTTAAGAATCAGAGTAAGTGGAAGGCGGCATCGGAGTTCGCTCTTGATCGCGGTTGGAAGTTTGAGGTATGGACCGAAGATACACTCAAATCACTTGGAATTAAAATCATTAAGTAATATTATATATTCCCTGCTCGCCGACAACTATATTATTATATCACAGAACTTTGATTCTGTAAATTGCTCTTTGATAGTATAAATAGATCAGAACTACTTGAGAGGAAGGACGTAAATGTCACTCTTTACAGAACTACAAGCGGCGGCCTTCCGCGAGGGACTCAATCCTCGTACAAAGAAGGCGCGCGAGTGGTTTCGCAAAAAGGCTCGCGGACTCACTGATGTTAACAAGTTGGATCTTATATCGGACGATCGACTGACGCAGAGAAACGCGCCGCGCCCCGGTAAGATGTTTATGTTCTTTTATGATCCGAAGACAAAAGAACAGCTACCGTACTACGATACGTTTCCTTTGATTCTATACGTCGAGTCTGCACCGGGTGGATTCTATGGCATGAACATGCACTATCTGCCGCCACCGGCTCGAGCAAAGCTGTTTGATTCTCTGCTTGAGACAGCGAATAATAAAAAGTATGATGACTCGACGAAGTTAAACATCAGTTATTCAATACTCAAAGGAACCGCAAAGTATTCTGCATTTCAACCGACGTTCAAACGATATCTGTCGGGATACGTAAAGTCCAAAGTCGTCGAGGTCGATGCACCCGAGTGGCCGATCGCACTCTTTCTTCCGACCGAATCGTTTAAGAAGGCGGGAACGAGAACCGTGTGGTCCGACTCAAGGAAAATGATCTAACATGAGTAGCATAGACGAACTTAAAGCTACGTTCTCTGCAGGGTTTGCTCGGTCCAATCGTTATCGTACCTTTTTCGAGAGTACGGAATACGATCCACGTGCTCTTGATGTTATGTGCGATTCTGTAACGTTGCCGGGTCGTCAGATCTTTAGTGAGGATGTGACGACGTCTTTGAAACAAAAACAGATAGCATATCAATTTGGTAATGAAGATGTATCGATTTCGTTTCTTTTAACTAACGATTGGACCGCCTGGGACTTTATCTACGATTGGCAAAAGACGATCGTTATTGGTATAGACAATCTTACGGAGTTTAACGTTGGGTTCAAGGAAGAGTATGTCAGGGATATACTGATTGAACATTTGAACTCTCAGAACGAAGTAATGAAACGATTTAGGCTAATGAATGCCTATCCCACACAGCTCGACTCGATTGAACTTAGTAATGGTTCCGAGAACGAAGTGATACGTGTAAACGCAACCTTTGCATATGACAACTGGAAACTTGACGGAGAATAATTATGGCTCTTCCTAAACTAAATGCTCCTAGCTATGAACTGACGATTCCCTCTCTGAACAAGACGATCACATATCGACCGTATCTTGTTAAAGAGGAAAAGATTCTTATGATGGCCATGGAATCGAACGACGATCGTCAGATGATTCGAGCAATCAAGGACGTGATCTCTGCGTGTACGAACGATACGGTCAACACGGGTCACATCACTATGTTTGACATGGAGTACATCTTTACACAACTTCGATCAAAGTCGGTCGGTGAGACCGTTCAAGTATCAATGAAGTGCGAGGAGTGCGAGACGGCAAACGAGGTTTCGATCGATCTTAATGATGTTCGTGTATCGAGCACAGAGGAGGTATTCGATACGATTGATCTCACCGATACGGTCGGCGTAAAAATGAAGTATCCCTCGGTCGATTCGGTACTCAACTCACGAACCGATCAGAATTCTAATAACGTTGAGAAGATCTTTGGTCTACTTATTGAGTGTATCGATTCGATCTACTCTGGCGAGGAGATCTTTGATGCGTCATCACAATCACGGCAAGAACTTTCTGAGTTCATCGAGTCTCTCAACTCTGAACAGTTCGCGCGTGTACGTAAGTTCGTAGAGAACATTCCTGCGACGGAACTTCCGGTTTCGTTTCAGTGTACGAACTGCGGACATAAGAACGACACGACACTTCGAGGTCTGGCAAATTTTTTCGGATAGCCCTTTCTCACGATAACCTTGTGAATCACTTTAAGACGAACTTTTCAATGATGCAGCATCATAAGTACAGTCTTACTGAGCTTGATGAAATGATACCGTGGGAAAGGGAGGTCTACATCACGATGCTTGTGGACCATATTCAACAAGAGAACGAAAAGCTCCGACATAAGGGCACACGGTAGACATGGATAAGATTTCAGACGTTACTCAAGAACTGCAGGCTCTAAATCAAATCACTGCGCTCAACAACGAAGAGCTTATTGGTATCGGCGCATCGCTCGAAACCATTAGTTCCGATGTATCGAGTCTATACGGAATGCTGCTTGATACATCATCGAGTTCTCTTGAGGAACGTCGTGAACAGAAGCGCCAGAACGAACAGATGCTGGCGGCGCTGCAGGGACAACCCGGCGGAGGTGCAACCGAAGGTTCGACAGGAGGTGACGAAGAGGACGGCGGGAGTGGACTGCTTGGCGGTCTAGGACTTGCCGGTGCCGGTGCTGGAATTGGCGCAGCGGGTTTCGGCGCTCTTCTAGCCGGAGGAGGTTTTCTTCTCGATAAGATGATGGAGATCGACGGTGAACTGATTAAACAGAACGTTGTCGCACTGTTATCCATACCAGAAGAGGTATCCGGCGGTTCACTAGGATTCCTTGCCGAAGGAGGCGCATTCGGTGTCGCTATGACTGGTCTTGGTGTGGGCCTTGCTGCCTTTGCTCTGGGATCTGGTGTCGCCGCCGCAGTTAACTATTTTACCAAGGACAGCAACTTTGCACAAACCGTCAAAGAGAATGTGAAAACACTTCTCTCGATTCCTGATGCCATCGGCGGTAATCTCAGTATGTTGGCCAAGGGTGGTACATTCATCGCCGCAATGACGGGTCTCGGTATTGGCCTTGCAGCATTCGGTGTTGGATCCGCCGTTGCCGGTCTATCAGACGCACTTAATAGTTTTATGAATCCCGACTTTGCTCAGTCGATTAAGGATAACGTCATAACGCTGTTGTCCATATCAGATGTGGTCGGAGGAATCGGTGGAGCTCTTATGAAGGGCGGTACCTTCTTTCTCGCTATGACGGGAATCGCCGCTGGTCTCGCAGTCTTTGGTGCAGGTTCGTCAGTTGCTGGTATCGGTGGTGCGATCGCAGACTTTCAGAATCCGGCATGGGCGCAGTCGATCAAGGACAATGTAATTACACTGATGTCGATCGAGGATGCTCTTGGAGGCAAGCTCGCGGCGTTCGGCGAGTCGGGCACATTCTTAGCGATTATGACTGGCATTAGTACTGGTCTTGCTGTATTCGCAACGGGTCAGGCGGCAACGGGTATCGCTCAGACTATCAGTAGCAAAGACTGGACTCAGACACTGAAGGCAAACGTAGCGTCTCTCTTGTCAATCACTGATATGCTCGATGGTGGTGGAGAGGATTCCAAGGCCGGCAGATTTGCGGCGGGTATGGCAAAGATCGCCGCAGGACTTCTTGCCTTTACGGGTGCAAAAGCAATCGGAATGCTCGGATCGGTAGGAGAAAAGGTTCTTGGATTCTTCGGAGCCGACTCTCCCTTTGATCAGATCATGGATGTCGCTGATAACTCCAAGAAACTAATGCGCGGTGCAAACGCGATTGAAAAGATTGCGAATGCATTAAACAAGTTTAGTTCTATCGAGGTTTCTGCTGGAGACTTCGACTTTGAGAAACTTGCACAGAATCTTGGTCGATCAATTCCGTTAATTCAAAAGTTATCACAGGGTGGTGTATACGATGCGGGTTTCTTCGGTGGAGCTAAGATCGATTTTGGTGCCGGTCTTCTTGATCCATCACTTAAACTTGACGAACTTGCTAAGCAAGTCGCAAAGGCTAACTTTGTTCTGGGTCGATCAACCACACCGCCGAGTTCCATTGGGCAAGACTCTGGCGAAGCCTCGGGCGGTGCCGGAGTCAAGCCACTGAGTACCGATCGTAGACCCAGCGGACAGCTTGGTATGGCAGCAGAAGAGAAGCAGGCTCTTGAGTCAGAACGGAGTAATGGTGCCGGAGGCGGTAACGTCAACGTTCAAAACAACTCGTCGACCAACGTAACGAATAACAGCTCGAATGTAGTGAAACCTCTAAACGGGCCGACGAGACCACCACGATCAGCAAGAGACGTTCAGTTTGCGAACGACTTCTAGTTCTATATAACATAAAACCCCTCCGTGCAGAGGGGTTTGGCTTCTTATATTGCCTTAGGCAATCGACCCGAGCTTAACTCACTTCTGGCGTAAGCCTGGTCTTTCTTGTACTCTACCCGCGTCCATGTTTGGAGAGCAGAATCTTTCGGTCTTGTTGGACTGATTGACACCGCTTCCATCAGGACACGACCAAATGAATCTACATTGATCATGGTTCTCTCCTATTGATGTAAAACGATGCTTTTTAAGGCGAGCGCCCCTGTCTTTCCCAGGTGCCAGGTCCAGAACTGATCTTGCCGATTATATTTATACAAAAAACCCCTCCGTTGCAGAGGGGTCAAGACACTTTTTATTGTTTTATTTTTATTATTAGATCGGCGGGATAGTTAGTCCTGAGCAGCTAACTTAGCGAAGTAGCTCAGAGTGTCGTCGTCGCCTTCATCATCATCATCATCACTATTACCAACGGATGGTGTGGGCGCAGAGGTTTCTACGGCACTCTCAGAGGACTTAAACGATGGACCACTCGATGTCTCGTCCAGTGAGATCGACTCTGCCGTCGTTGTTAGTGTGTCCTCCGAACCCTCGCCGAGTACGCGATGCAGCTTAGTCTTGAGTTCCGAGTACGACTTATAGTTCTTCTCGTCGTTGAACTCCTTGAGCGAGTACATACGGTTGTACACACCCTCGAGCTCGTCATCATCACCACCGAGCAGTGCAGACTGCGACGCGAACTCTGACTTGTCGTAATTACGATATCCCTCGACGTTACGAATCTTCAGCTTGAAGTCAGCACCCTCCCAGAAGTCAAACGGATCGATTGGATCCTCGTCCTCAAAGTTCGGCTGCATGATATCCATGATCTTGTCAAAGATCTTCTTGCCGTACTGATACAAGAACACCTTGCCCTCGTTCTCAGGATTAGCCGGATCCTTCACAACATAGATATTGGACACGTAGTGAAGGCGACGTTTACGATCGCGAGCAGTCTGCTTGTCCTCTTCACGACCAGAGTTCCAGAGCACCGAGTTTGCTTCAGATACCGGATCGTTTTGACCGATGGACGTCAGTGAGCGCTCGATGTACCAGAGACCCGTAGGACCCTTGAAACCATGATCCCAGTAACGCACCCAGGGAAGTTCCTCTCCGTCAGGAGCAGGAAGAAAACGAATCACCGCGTAGCCGTTACCAGACTTGTCGACCTGTGGCTTCCAGATACGATCGTCACCGTACTTATTCTTTTGTCCACCACCAGAGTTGATCTTCTCTGCCTCTTGGACCAGCTTCTCGATATTACGACCGCGATTCTTTTTAAGATTTGAAAAACCCATACTTCTATATCCTTTTATATTGCTGTAGTGTAGTGCTGAATTATATTCAACGTATCTATTATATCAATAAAGTATCATGATGTAAATATCCGAAGTACGACTTGCCGCATACGATCTTTATCAAATCGAAGCAGCAGGCCGTACTTGCGAATGCGTTTTGAGAGATCCGGCCATACGATCGTTTCACTTATCGTACGATCGGCTCTTCTCATAAAACCCGTAAGCCGATCAAGAATCACGACGGTCTCAAGTGAGATCTCGTCCTGTAGAAACTTCTCGATCACCAGCGGATAGTTATTATTACCCTCGCCGCGAGCCTTAAGCATCTCGTCAAAGGTATCAATCTCCTCAGCGAGTTTATTTATATCCTGTTCAAAGCTGTATGATAGAGACTGCTGACGTCGTTGCCACTCTGTGTACTTGTCCTCGTCCTGCAGCATATCACCAACCCAGGTCTTATCGGCTGCGGTGAACTGAGCGGTAAAAAAATCAATCAACTCTTTTGGTTCATCGAACTTGCGTCCAAGCTTAGCAAAGTGGTACTTATCGCGACGCTTAAAGAATGATTGCGGTTTTGCGGATGTCTTAAAGTTGTACTTTGGAGCCTCGTACGAGTCCGACTCAAAGTGTAGCTTCATCGCCATGTAGTACTTATACACATCATACGGTTCCATACACCTCATATCGGCAGACTATTGCCTCCTCCCTTTACAAGATTTGAACTCATAGCCTCAACCTCGATCTTCTCACGAATGACAGGTGAGATGAGTTTACTCACGTCCATAGGATCGATCGTGCGTTCCTCGCAGATGTGTAGTATCGCATCCATATAGGTCATATCTGGATAATCAGATATGCAGTCCTCCACCATCTTAGAGAATCGTTTCTTTGTCAGAACGATGTCCTCGATATTCTCTTCTTCAGTCATTCATTCCCACCTATAGAATATGTGATCGTCGATGGATACCGTCAGAACCTTGGTCAGATTCCACGACGGACTAACATCGATCGAGTGATAGTGAGTGGCACCGTCGGTCACGTCGTATCCAACGTCATAGAGATAGTACGCGTGTGCAGCCTGATAGCGCGCCTTGTGCCAGGCCGTCTCGTCTCGAGGTTCATCACTCTTACCGTCGCAGTACCAGGAGAACTGACACTGGCCGATACGAATCGGCGCACCGGGCGGATCGTTGAACCTCTGTTGATGCACTACGTCGCATATCTCATCGGGG